TTTAAAAATATTTGGGCAGGGACTGCCCAATACAAAGGTGGAGAGGAAATCAGACGTTAGCAATAACGCACACTCAATGAAACCCGAAGCCCAACCCATCGGCTCTGCCGTGGGTGGGTAGTTCACAAGAGATAACGAACACCTAATTCAATTATTATGGAAAACGAAACAAAGAAAAAGAAAGACCTGACTGGTAAGCTTGATGACTTCTTAGGTGAAGAATCAACTCAGACAATCGAATGTAATGGCGATGTTTGCATCATTAAGAATGATAAGAGCATTGTAGAAAGAGTTCACAAGACTGTGATAACACAAGACGGTAGACAACTATTAACGTAATGGCTAAGAAAGACTACGCAAAATTAATCAAAGAAGAAGCGGCACGTGCCAAAGCGATTGTAGAATATACTTTCGTTGGGGTTACTGAAGCTGATGAACCAGACCCTGATGCTGAAGAACCTACTGATGACGTTGACGCTGCCGTTGGTGACATTGAAGGTGAGTTAGATATGGATGGTGGTGAACCAGAAGGTGATGCTGAAGGTTTCGGTGACGAAGCTGGTGGTGAACCAGAAGGTGAAGGTGCTCCAGAATTGGACGCTGCAATGGATGCTGAACCAGAAATGGAACCAGAGATGCCAGCCGAAGATGAAGTTGAGTTAGATGTTACTGAGTTGGTGAATAGCACTGAAGAAGCTAAAATGGCTTCAGACATGGCTAACGCTAAATTAGAAGATTTAATTAACGGATTCGGTACGCTACAACAACAAATGGCGTCAATGGAGAAAATCCATGGTAATATCGAAGAACTTGGTTCTAAGGTTACCGATTTGGAACATGACATCGAAAGAAGAAACCCAACACCAGAGGAACAAATAGAAATGCGTTCTTTGGATTCATACCCATATAGCATTAAGCTGACAGATTATTGGTCAGATAATGAAGATAAATTGGCTATCCCTAAAGAAGAGGTTGATGGTAAGACTAAGGAGTATGTGTTGACTAAACAAGATGTGGATGATTACTCACCAAACGATATCAAGAAGAGTTTTAGGAATTTTGATGAAGAAGAAGTGGATTTGTAAGAATATACATTGTTATATCATAGTTGAAAAGTGGATTTATTCCACTTTTTTGCATTTAGGGGTTGACAGGTCTGACATTCTGTAGTATATTTGTATCATCGAAATTCGTTCATCTGTTAAGCTAACGAAATCCGAAAAAAAGGTTGAAAAAAGTTTAAATTTATAGGTCTTTTTGGGGTGTAGCTTGATATTTATATATGTTCGAACAAAGAGTAATAAACAATAAAAACAATTAAACAACAAAAACAACAAAAATTATGAGTGAAAACAGTAAATCTTACGAAGCTATTATAGCACAGTACAATGCCGCATCAAGCAGCAACAAATCTTCAGGTAGCAAATTCAGCACCTCAAATTACTTCACAACTTTCTTGAAGCCAGGAATTAACTCCGCAACTAAGACGATTAGAATCCTACCTGCAAAGGTTGAGGGTGAAACACCGTTCGTAGAAATGTGGGGTCACACGTTCCAATTGGCAGATGGTCAATGGAAGACCTTTACATGTCTAAAGCATGAAGAAGACAAGGCGTGTCCATTCTGTGATGTGAATTCAGAATTATATTCTTCAGGTACTGAGGAAGATAAGGAACAAGCTAAGAAGTACAGAGCAAGAAAGTTCTACATTGCTAGAGTTATCGACAGAGAACTTGAAGCTGATGGTGTTAAATTCTGGAGATTCAGAGACAACTACCAAAAGCAAGGAACACTTGACAAGATATTCAACGTTATGACGTTGGTGAAGGGTAACATCGCAGATGCGACTGCTGAAGCTGGTCAAGACCTTTCAGTGTCAATTGCACGTAACCAAAATAACGTGCCGATTGTTCAAACAATCCTACCATTACCAGATAAAACAAGACTTCATGAAGATGTAGCTTTGGAAACTGAGTGGTTGAGCGACACAAAAACGTGGAAAGATGTTTATAGCATCAAACCATACGAGTATCTTGAGATTATCATCAAAGGTGGTACACCAACTTACGACAATGTAAACGAGAAGTGGGTTGACAAGGACACATTTGAAGCTCAAAATTCGGGTTCAGGTGCAAGTGCCAACACTAAGGAAGACTTAGATAGTGAATTAGAGATGGGAAACTCTAATGCAGGTTTAGTAGCCGAAGAAAGTGCCCCAGTTGACAAGACTGTAACTCCAGAGTTAGTGGATACTAAGGAAGCGCCAGAGGCGACTCCAGACGTAACTACTGAAAAGACTCCAGAACCAGCATTGGAATCTGCAACAACAGAGGATGGGGATGACGACATGCCATTCTAATCTGAGTACAACAACAAGGATAAAAGAGGTGGCTTCGTGCCACCTTTTTTACCCTAAAATTAACAACAACAACAAACACAACAACAACAAACACAACAACAACATGGCTGGTAAACGACCTACAAAAAAGACTACAAATACAGCGAACCAAACATTCAACTTAGACACTTATTTAGATGGGCAAGAACTAGACGTTAACCCTGAAGATAAGGAAATAACGTGGATTCCCCTATCAAAACCGTGGCATGATGCCATTAAACTTCCTGGTTTCCCAAGAGGTTATGTGAGTTTGGTTAGGGGTTTTTCTAATACTGGTAAATCAACTGCGTTCTATGAAGCTATTGCAGGTGCTCAAAAGATTGGGGACTTCCCGATCGTGATTGAGACTGAAGGTAATTGGAGTGACGAACATGCACGTTCTGTAGGTGTTCGATACAAAGAGGTAGTAAATGAAGAGACTGGTGAAGTAACTTATAAGGGTGATGGTTTTATGCTTATTAAGCAACACAGCCTATACCAAATGTACAAGAACTATTGTCACGATGAATGTAAGATGAAATCGAAACCAACAAGGTATGAACCTGTTATTGAAGATGTAGCGTTATTCGTCAACCAAAAGATAAAAGAACAAGAGCAAGGTCTACTACCGATGAACCTATGTTTTCTATGGGATTCAATTGGAACTTTGAATGGTTATAGAACGGCAACGAAAGATGCATCTAATAATCAATGGAATGCTGGTTCAATGAACGCATTCGGTTCGCTAGTTAACTTTAAGATACCGTCTAGTAGGGACAAAGCGTCTAAGTATACGAACACGTTTATTTGTGTTCAAAAAATATGGTTAGACAATATGAATGGTGGAATCGTCAAACATAAAGGTGGTGAGTTCATGTTCTTCAATTCTAGATTAATTGTTCACTTGGGTGGTATTGTATCACATGGTACTGTTAAACTACACGCTACTGCTTTGGGTAATACATACCAATACGGTACCCGAACTAAGATTAAGTGTGAAAAGAATCACATTAGCGGTATTGAACGTTCTGGTCTAATTGCGTCTACGCCTCATGGGTTTGTTAATCCAGATGAGTTGGACGAATACAAGAAGGAGAATAGAGCCTTTATTCATGCAGCAATGAACGTACCATTTGATACTGAGGTGTCATATGAAGAGGAAGAAGATAAAGGTGATAATAGTACTCCTGATTTTTAATAGAATGTTTAACCCTGTAAATAAAATGGGATGCCTAAGAGACCACCAAAGAATGGTGTAAGAATTGAGAGAATCAACACGTTATTAGTAGATGGAAATGCCCTATTCAAACGAGGGTACCATGGTAGTCATAACGCATACAATAGAAAACAAGAACACGTTGGTGGAATATACCAATTCATAACGGTTCTTAAAATGTTACTAGCCAAAGACGTATACCATAGGGTGTATGTGATGTGGGATGGTAATTTCAGTGGGAAACTTAGATACGACATTTACAAGGACTACAAGTCTGGTCGAGGTAAGAACTACGAAGAAGGTACTGAACCTGAAGATAAAGAAGAAAGACTTCAGCAGTTCAAGGTTAAACAATATCTGTATCATTTGTCAATACGACAAGTAGGTGATGAGATTACAGAAGCTGACGATTTTATAGCTTTATACTGTAAACATAAAGAGGTTAACGAAGATATCACGATAGTAACAAGTGATAGAGATATTTGCCAACTAATAGATGATGAAATTAAGATATGGTTATTGGATAAGAGGTTATACCTAACGGTTGACAACTACCAAGAACATTTCAAACATCACCTTTCAAACTTAGCCTTAGTTAAGGTAATTGGTGGTGATAATTCAGATTCGATTAAAGGGATTAAAGGGGTAAAGGAAACGACCTTACTAAAACACTTTCCATTCATAGCAGAACGGCAGACATCTTTAGAGGAAATTCTGACAGAGTCCAATAGGATTCAAGAAGAACGTGCATCTGAAAAGAAGAAACCATTAACGGCACTTACAAATCTCCTTACCTCAACAACCGATGGTATACAAGGTAAGGATATTTACGAAATAAATAAAAAGCTGGTAGACCTAACCATCCCAATGGTAACCAGTTCGGGTACCCAACATTTAATAGATGTTATGGATACACCACTAAGTACAGACCGAGAAATAACGGAAGTGTACAAAATGTTAGAGAGGGATGGGGTACAGGAAATGATACAAGAGTATTACATGACTGATTACTTCTTACCATTCAAGAAATTGATAGATAGGGAGAAGAGATTGATTAACAACAACAACTAATTATGAAAGCAAGAAACAACAGAAGAGACGACAACAGATTCGAATTCAAATTAACAAGCAACGGACATATCATATGTCAACGATTCTTTGCGGTTAATAACTTCAATAAGGAGAACTTAAAAGACGTTAAAGACCTTATGGACGCACTTACAGGTATGAACAACAACAGTTGGGGTGGTATGGGTCTAATACCAGCACACCTTAAGAGGCAATCAGAGGATTACCTATGGAAGATGTTCAAACCTTACGAAGTTCAAACGCCAGAGCAAATCGATAGACGAGATGTATTCGAGAACGAAGACGTTATCGGTTTTGTATTGAAGTATGATGGTCGCTTAATCGCAATGACCGAATTCAGTGGTAATTTCTTCCCACCAAAAGTGAGATACAATATCAGTATCCGAGACATTATCCCTGAGATTTATTCAGAGGTAAGGGAACATCTATCAGCATAAGTTGATAGGTTATTGAAATAAAAGTGCTACTAAATATATTTACAACAAATGGGTAAACAAAAAGAGGGTTTCGAGTATCTTGGGTTGAAGTTCCAAGAGAGATTAATAAGACAATTCTTAGTGGATAGAAAATTCGCTGAGAGGATTCTGGATATAGTTAACCCAAACTATTTCGAAGATGAATCATTAAGGGTTATTGCTGCAACTATTAAGGATGCTTATGAAAAGTATGAAACGATTCCAGATGTGGATAGTCTTAAAATGCGTGTGGTTGCCAACCTTGACAATGACATTAAGAAAAAGTTTCTTACAAGTCAAATCGATAGGGTAGCTAACGCTGAGGAAAATGATGGTATCTATATCCAAGAGACTTCTATGCAGTTCTGTAAACAACAAGAACTTAATAAGGCTCTTAGATTATGTGAGAAGATCATCGACAAAGGTGATATTAATGATTATGAACAATGCGCTGACCTTATGCGTAAGGCTTTGGAAGCTGGTGATATCTCTGATAGTGATAAAAACGTGTTAGAGGGGTTGGCAGAAGTATTGAAAGATGACTACAGGAAGCCTATTCCGACTGGTATAGACGGTTTAGACGATTTAATGGATGGTGGACTCTCCAGAGGTGAGTTAGCGCTTATACTGGCTCCTTTTGGCGTTGGTAAGACAACCATGATTACTAAACTGGCTAGTAGCGCTAAAAGGTATAATTGTAACGTACTACAAATATTCTTCGAGGATAACGTTAAAGTAATTCAACGTAAGCACTTATCTTGTTGGACGGGTATGGAACTTAATGACCTATCGTTACCAGAGAATCTAGAACGGTTAGAAGATGAAATTGAACACCAAGAGGAAAATGGTGGTAAAATCATCCTTAAAAGATTCCCTAGTGTTGGTACGACAATAGCAACGATTCGTCAATACGTTAAGCGTAAGATTGCCCAAGGTTTTAGACCAGACATGTTACTTTTGGACTACATTGATTGTGTTCAACCAAGTGTAATCCAATCAGATAATAACGTTGGTGAAGGTATGGTTATGCGTGAGTTTGAAACACTATTAGCTGATTTCGATATTGCAGGTTGGACAGCGATACAAGGTAATAGAAGCTCAATCGGTTCTGAAGTAGTTGAAGCTGACCAAATGGCTGGTTCAATTAAGAAAGGTATGATTGGTCACTTTATCGTTAGTATTGCTAAAACTAACATTCAAAAGGAAGCTGGTATCGCTACAATGGCGATTCTTAAGTCTCGTTTCGGGAAAGATGGTATTATTTTCCACGACATTAAATTTGATAACTCAACACTACAAATCGACATGACAGAGAACGAAAGTGGTGAAAGTTTTGTTGCAAATACCCAAACCAAAGTGGTTGAGACTCAACAACGTATGAATACGATGATGGAAATGGCTAAGGAAAGAAGGTTGGAAGAAGAGCGTAGAAAGGTTGAAGAAGATAGAATAAAAGAATTGGCTGAGGCTGAGGACGATAGCAAAACAGAGGCATAATAAGTGGTCGGTTTATGGGTGACACACCTATTTACTGTAAAGATATTCGCAAAATTGGCACAAGGTAATTACATTAATATAAACTACCCATTTAAGGATAGTGAAGAGGGGTTTTTCTTAGACTTGAACGATACAGATTCGGA